ACTTTTGCTTTACCTTTTCTGGGAGTTGCTCTTGCCATAATTACTCTGGATAAGGTCTATTTTGTATTAATAATATATCCAAAGCAGCAGAAACGGTAACTGTTCCTCCTGCCGAGTCTGCTTTAGCCCTAACTTCTATATCTGTTTTTTCAGTAAATTTTAAAGGGTAAGGATATTCAATCGTACTATAACCTGAACTTGATAAAACCCTGTCTTTTACATTAAAAACACCGCCATAGGGTCTAGCTACTAAACTTAAAATTGCGAACTTGCCTGCTGAAGAAGATGCTGATACATCTTTTTGAGTAACATAGCCAGTATATCCTCTAGGTATAGTATAGGTCATCATTAAGGTTTGATTATCGCCTATACCTACTGTAGCGTATTTGTTGGTAGGCACTCCACCTGAAGGCGTTGCTTCTGTTCCTACATATAAAACACCAGCATTAGCACCGCCAGTACCAGCAGTATTTACTACAACTCTATTAACTCTAAACCAAGTGCTGCCATTTATTTCAACTCCTGTTTGACCATTTAAAGTAACAGTTTCTATTTTTTCATCAAAATTATTATCTAATCCGCTAACGGTAACAGTTCTTGCTCCCGTTCCTGCTCCTGTATCATCAGTAGAGGAGCTTGATATATAAAGAGTTGAAGCTGAACTTAAATATGAATATAAACCGCCTTGAAGCCATATGGTTGCTAAAGTGGTATCTATAGCAGAATTAAAGCCAAACTTGTGTATGCTTTCATGAAAACTAATCTGCCCTCTTGATACTTGTAATTCAAAAGGCTCGCTTGTTCCTACGCGTGATATTGAAGAAACTTCGCGAGCCATAATTTACGAATGAAAGACAGTTACTCTATCTATATTACTTAATACAACGTGAATACCATCTTGAAATAAAACTCCAGAATCTGGAATATTTAAAGTTTCGGTATCATTTGCGTTGCAAGGAGCAATTAATAAGGTAGAGCCTGTAACAGAACCGTCTCTAAAAGTAACAGTACCATCAGAAGTTCCACCAGCAATAATATAACCTCTTAATCTAGATCTACCGCTTTGCAATACTGCGCCGCCAGTAGCAGCTGAGGTTGTTGTTGCTGTCTTTACATCTGAGCCTACAATTCTACCTGCCATAATTATCTCCTATTAAACAGACTCAGCGCCGTTATTAAATATAGTATAAGTAAAGATACCTGTTACGGTTCCGCTGGTAGCTGCTGAAGCTCCAACATTAGCTGTTACGGTTGTCTGAGCAGAAATACCATCTCCATCGACTAACGCACCATCAGCACCTTTTAAAGTACCTTTAGTATCAGCATCAACTTCATTGAAGAATCCATCAGGATCAGCAGATGAGCCAATATCTACAGTTGGGCTAGCACCCCCAGCTGCACCACCTAAAGATAAGAATGAAATAGGAACTGCTCCGGCTGGAAGAGTAAAAGTTTCTCCAGCTGAAGAAGATGTTCCAATTCTTACGTTGGTAGCACCTGTTGCTGTTGGGCTAAAAGAAATGGTTTCTGACAAAGTAATAACGCCTGGAGTAACTCCGTCGCTTTTATCAGCACCGCCATAGGATCTTACGATTCCTTGAAATGTATTTGTTGCCATATATGGTCTCCTAAAATAGCCATACCATCTTTGGAGTTATCTGCCGAGCCAGTTGGTATAGCCGATTTATCTCGGTTTAGTATAACTATACTACTTTATAGCTGTTTGTTAAAGTGTTCTTTTGACTCTAATATGGCTTCTCTAGAATTATATAAAGCCTGGTAGGATTCTTTTATCTTTGGATCTTTACCGTATTCATCAATCATATCTTTACCAATCATTTCTAGTAAAGATATTACGGTTGTCATTCTTCCTTGTATGTCTTGTTTCTTTTCGTTCATTTCATCTCCACAAAGTTCTTTCTTTTGTCTTATATCGTAGCCTCGCATGACGTTTTTTAAATTTATTAATTTTTTATCGAGCTCTGTATATGTTTCCCAGTCTCGTATTTCTTCAACACTTCTTCCGCATCCTTTACATGTTTCATCAAAAGGAGCCATAGAAGTGCTGCACTTTCCTACGCAAGGAGAGTTTGACATGCTATTGCTTGAATGCAAAACAGTATATATTTTCATAATACTTTATTTATTAGCTTCTTAAATTCTACAACAAGAAACTAAATATAGGTAGCTTTTTGTAAAATTAAATTTTAGACAAAAAAAAGGGAGCCGAAGCTCCCTTAAGGAAAATTTCCGTATTAAGCACCTTGAGATGCGAATACTGCTCTCCAGTTTGAGTAACCAAAAGAATATCTTTCTCTTGCTTTATATCTCATATTACCGGTATCGAAGTCTCCTTCGAGTGCAGTTTGCATTGGGCTTCTTTGGAAATGCTTGAATCCATCAGGACAATCTGTTTTCAAGAACCAAGCATCAGTATCTGTTAGATAGTGGTTGACCACGTATCCTTCAGGAACCATTCCCATATTTTTAATCGCATTGATATCATTGTCAGATGTACCAACTCTACCAGGAGTTTGTAGTAATCTGTCAGCAACAAATTGCAATTGAGGTGGAACAATCAACTTAGTACCTTGTAGAGCAATAGCTAATTGTCTGTCGTCAGTTAAAGTTGAGACAGAAATTAACGCATCTTCTAAAGAAGTCTCGTTAAGGTCTGAGTATGTTGAAGGTCTGTTACTTGCAGTTCCACCGCCACCTAAAGGGTGAGCGTTAGAAACAAGAGGTTGACCGTCGCCACCTGTTACGTTGGAATCAAAAGCGTTGTTTAAAACAGCCGCTGCTTTGATTTGCTTAGTATTTGCCATAGATCTAGCCAAGGCTTTTGTATACCTTGAACCAAGTCTATCATATAGATTATCTTCAACAGCTTCTTCTGTTAGCGCAAAAGCTAAAGCAACTGTTTCGTGGCTGTAACGTGATGTGTAGCCTTCAGTAGCGTTATCAAACGATACTCCAGCTCCTTCAGCTTTAACTGAAGCGTTACCAAACCCAACGATCATTACTTCTTCTTCAAATGCTCTATCTGAGGATTCTGTTTCGTAGATTTCTTCGTGTTCTGAATCATACCTAGCGTATTCCATGCCGAATAGGGCATTTAGACCAGGCTCTAATTCTTTCGCTAATTGGGATCTATTAATAGCCATCTGTTATACCCCTGTTGTTTGTGCATAGAAATGCTCGTTAATTTTAACAATCAAGTTGACGTTTGTTGAAGCTGAGCCAGTACCTAAAGTACTGTTTTCAGGATCAGTAGAAACACCCACAATTCTTAGCTGAGCTGAAGTAGCAGCAGTAGTGCCACTAATTTCAACAGCTGAGATACCTGTTATTGTTGAACCAGATGTGTAAACAATGTCAGCGTTATTACCAACAACTGTTTGTACTACTGAACCAGTAGCAGCTGATTGAACTTCAAACAAGGCATTTGGGTCGTCAACTACGAATGCCACCGCGTCAGATGTCACAGTTCCATCAGGCCAGTATGGTGAATAAATCACATCGCCACTTGAATCTGTATATTGACATCCTCTAAAGACTCCCAAAGCTTGATCGCCAGCAGCAGCTACTAAAATAGTACCTGTGTTAGCCATTTTCACTAGGTCGCCTGAAAAAATGTTTCCGGATGCTGCACTTGCAATTTTGTACTCGGTTACTCCTTCGTTGTTGTAATTCGAGCCTAACTTGCTAGATGGTTTTAATCCGAAAGGTGCATTTTGATTAGACATAATATTACCTTTTAAATAAAGTTAGTTTTTGACAGTATTAGAATCAACTTCTTTTACCGCCTCCAAAAGTTACGCTTGTAGATCTCTGAGGTTTTAACATCGGAGAACTTGGGTCGGATTCCTTCATTAAGTCATTATCAATAGCTTCTTGTTGCTGTTGAGCACGATCATGATAATAGGCGTTTCTTTCATCACGTGTTTCATTTGGAATCTTAGCCAAAAGCAAACCACCCACGGATACCACACCAGCATGCTTTCCATCGTCCATCGTTGGAAGTTCAAAGTCTCCAAGTTCATCAGCATGTACGAGTTCAAAACCCTCACGTAGCCTAGACATTACATTCTTTTTATCTTCCTGACCGACAATTTCGGCTCTTATCCACCTGTAGGAATAACCTTCAGGTGCTGGTGGTGTCTCCAACATAGATGGGGGACGCCAAGGTTTGCGAGCAGTATCTTTAGCTCGAGTTTCTGCAGAACGAGGAGTTCTGTTATTTGTTTTTTTATCTTCAGTCATTATTGCTTACCTCTTAATATATTTAGCATATTCTTGAACTGGAACATTCAAACGACGTGCCATTTCAACTTCGCTTTTAGTAAGCTTAACTTGTCGTTTGCGTCCAGAGCCACTATTACCACTTCTAACAGCAGGAGCAACAGTTTGTTGCATCTTGTTGTTTGTTGTAGTTCCCTCGAATTTATGAGGAAATTCAACTCTGATACGTTTATCTATTTCATCATAATACATTGTGTCGCTAGGGTCAAAGCCTTCTTCTTCAACAAGTTTACGATGTATGTTAAATGCGGCCAAAGTCATAGTTTCATCTTGGCCAAACCATTCATTTTTACTGGCCCAATCTTCTGCGGCAGGATCCGGTTCTGGGGCTGCTTGCTGAGGAACAGGTTGTTGTAAATTGTTTTGTTGAGGAGCTGGAGCATCATAGTATTGAGGCTCTCTTTGTATAGTCATCTTATTATTAGCTAACTTACTTTCTTCAACAGTAATCTTATCTAGTATTTCTTGAGCTTTAGTTACTTTATCCCAATCTTGTTCTTGATACGCATTTTTCAATAC